GACCGTACCTGCCTGGGTCTGATTGCTGTAAGTATTCTTGAGGCGCAGAAAACTCTCGCTCCCCGCCACTTCCAAACCCGCCTAAACGTCCAAATGTTTGATCGCCGTATGTAAGTTGCCCACGGTTCCTTGTAACTGTTGACCAGCTATCCTGACCACCTTCGCCGGTAACGGAATTAACCAACTCCTCATACGGTGTTTCAGTAATGCCTAGCTTTGACAGGTCAGTTATGCCGTAGTTAACAAGAATTTGCGCGAGTTCGTTTGCCCGATTGATGCCCTGAACATCAGGGTTAATACCGTAGCTTTGCCATTGCGCCGTAATTTGTTGTGCAAGCTCTTCTGCTCTTTGCTCCGGGGTTTTGTAGTCTCCCCCAAGTGAAGATATATCCCCACCAACACCACCTTGGCCGGTCCATGTGTAAACCGGATCGGAGACAGCAGCGGCAGGAGCGGCAGGAGCGGTGGCGTTTGATGTTACTAAAGACGCAATGCCCTCAGACGCGCTACTTGCTGCGTTTATGTTAGGCCGCGTTTTGGTGTAGTCGTTCCCAATAGTTACCCAGTTTGGGTCGCCCTGCAAATCTTTAGCGTCTTCAAGACCAAAGTTAATAAATTCGCTTACCCCTGGCAGGGCAAGCATTTTTTGATTGTGCTCAAGCGTTTGTTGTTCCTGACCTTTTGGCGCAAAACCTTGTGTGACAAGTTTTACTTCTTTACCAAGCGCAGTAACTTGTGGGATAAAACTTTTTGCCCAATCAAACAATTCTTTTGATGAAGCACCAAATCCAAGGTAATAAGGGTCAATTGTTACAAAATCAGTGCCAGAGTTCTTAACTTCATCAAGAAGCTGCTGGTTTGTGGCTTTGCCTTGAAATACCGCGTAAGGCGTAATAACTACACCAGCGCGTTGCCCTTGCGCTTGGGTATCTTGAATACGTTTTTGTAGGTCTGCACCAGTGACACTATGTTGATTCCAAAACAATTCATCAGAAACAATAGCGTCATTGCCACTTTGAAAAACCGTGCCTGGAGCTTTAATAAGATTGGTCTGCGCATCATAAACAGCACCAGCCCCAAAATCCCAACTGCCTTCATCACCAAAATTAGAAAATGTTGGTTGAGTGTCATTTATATCTGACGCTTCATCTGGGGTAAGTCCAGTTACTCTAAAGTAATCATCTAGAGTAAATTGCGTCCCAAGCGCTTGGTTCCAGTTTTGTACTGTTTGCTCTGGTGTCCAACCTTGCTCTCTTGCGTACTGAATGCCTCTTTGTGTCGCAAGCGCGGCATTTGCATCTCCGGAGTATATGTAATCTTTGAACGCATTACCCGTTGCTTGAGCAGTGGTTGCTGAAACCGGGGCTGGCGTGGGAGCCGGAGTTGGAGCAGGTGTCGGCGTTGGGGCAACGTAGTCGGCTACGAGGTTATCGTATGTATATGCATCGGCGTCAAATCCAGGCTCTTGTGCCAGGGTTTGATAAGCGTTCTGTTGTATTGGGGCTGGAGTAGGAGCAGGAACCCCCAACCCCTTGCTTTGCATCCAGTTAATGTCATCCTGAGAGTACCCAAGGACATCTTTTAGCTGACCGCCACTAACACCCAGTTGGTTGAGTAAATTGATTCTCTCAAGTGGATCCGTGGTGGTTTCCCACCCGGTCGGCATGGCTGCGCCAAGACGCTCAAACTGTTCTTGAGAAGATAGCGTTTGATACAGCGGAAGAGCCATTTCTTAACCTATCACTGCGTCAAATCGTAGAAGGTCAAAGACCCGATGGCCGCGCCGGAGGAGCCCGACAGCACCCGGATGCCCAGCGTATAGATATCACTCGTCCCCGTCAAGGAAGAGCCCAACTGAAGATCCCAGTTGTACCCAGCAGTCTGGTTGATCGACCCGCTGGACTGGTTAGAGGCTTTCACATACTGCAGGTCTACGATGGTGCCTACCGTCATGGCCGTGGCAGAAGTGTCCATTTCCACGTTGGCATCGCTTGCAACCGCAGCCCAGGAGGCCCCAGTCAAACCCGTGCTGTTCTTTGCCAGAATAACCTCAAAGTCATCCCCTGATGAGGTCGGCATCACGTTAAATTTTGCAGGGAGCACCACTGCGTTCAGCGCCGTGGAAGCCAGCCGGATGGACACCAAAGGGAGAAATGTCGTGCTGATCGAAGTTCTGGTCGTTGTCCTGCGGGCAACGTGCTCAATGGATGTCTGCTCGTACCCGCCTTCTGAAACCACCGAGGAGCAAATTTGCTTCATGGACGAAGCGCTTGCCGTCGCTGCGGTGTTGGTAATCTCGTACCTGACCGGCAAAATTGCCGTGGTCATGTAAACAGAAGTGATGTCGTTTGCATTCTCAAACGTGTGGCAGACGATGTAGTTGCCGTCAATGATGAACCCACAACGAACAGATCCAACTCCCAACCACTCAAAGTCCATCCACAAAATTTGTGCTTTGGTCAGGTCCAGGGTGTAGCCGGAGTCCCCCGTCCCATCAAGTTTGTCGCCGTTCCAATCCGCTTGGTTGACCGTCCGCGCATCGCTGACAGATCCTGAGATGTAAGACCGCAGGACGAAGGAGACAGCGCTGTCCGCTTGCTGAATGAACACGCCGTTCTGGGTTCCAAAGTACCCGACTCGCTGGCGTAGCCCGGTCTTAGGGGAGTTCATCACGAACGTAGCCAAACACAACAACCCCTTACCCGGCTGGTACGGCATGCACCTGTAGGTCTGCCTTACAACTTCAGAACCACTGGAGGTGGTGACATCCATCCGCACAGATGATTCGTTAGGCAGGTACGTTGTTGAGCCTCCAGTAGCCGTGCTGGTGTCAAACTGATTGTCAATAGCATAGCGGTTCTGAGAGTCAAAAATCGTGTAAGGAGCGCTGGTTCTTAGCCGCCCAAAGGCATCGACGTTGGTCCCGCCTATGGAAATTGGTACTGGGCTTCCTGTAGTCGTCACGATCTGCTCCAGCAGGTTGTCTATTTGGTTGAAGTACAGGCGCAGGACGTTGACAAGGTTGTCAAGATACGTTGAATCGTACTGGATCGTCGGCTTCGGCAGCGGCGGCGCACGAAACTTCTTGGTGATGGTGGACCAGATCGTCATGACCCGCGCCTGCCATCAGGCCGAATATCCAGACGCGGAGCGCCCATCTGCCACTGCACACCCAACCCATCCGAGGCCATCTTGATGGACATCTGCCTGCCCCGCACCCGGATGTTTACTTGGCCCGTGAAGGCTTCGATAGGCACCGTTGCAGTGCGAGTGACCACGCCGTTGTCCGACCCACCCAGCGAGGCTGGGGAGTTGTAGCCCGAGCCAGAGTTTTGCAGGGGCAGGAGCGTCATGGTGGCGCTGGGAGATGCAGTACTGGATCCACGGAAAGTCACATCAGGCAACACCCGCCAGACAAAACCAAACCTGTCGCCGTCGTCAATGTCAAACTCAGACGAAGTGATGTAGGCTTCAATCGGGAGCGTTGACGCAGTGGCGTTGTCGTCGTTACCAGTCTCGTGCTGGACAAGATTGTTTACGTAGGTTGCAGCAATCGGGAAGTTTGAAGTGACACCGATGTCTGTCCAGGCAGTGCGCCCCAGGTTGCCGTAGTACCAAACCTTCTCAAGGTAGTTGTACACAACATACCTGTCGATAGCGGTACTGCTGGCAGAGCAGTAAAACCACCAGACCTCGTTAAATTGTTCGTTGGTCCCGGCGCAGACTTGGCTGTACTGATCCAAGTTGATATCACTAAAAATGTACTGGCGCAGGTCACAGCTAAGTGTATTTACACGACCGTCGTACGTGTAAAACTTGTCTTCTCCCATCCAGTACGCCACACCAGCAGCCAACGCTACAGCACGGTCACTGACAATGGAGACGTTATCGGCCAGAAGCTGTGAGCCCCAGACAACAGGCGGGCCTAAGTACTGAAGACCGTACACCGATGTGTCTGTCCAAACCAAAATTTCCTGTCTGGTTTGCAGGGTGGCATCAATTCTTGAGCCGTGCGACAGGCGCAGACTGCCCGCTTGGTTGGTCGCTGCTGGGGTCCAGTTGACCGCGCTTTCCTGATCCGACCAGCGAATCAGCATGGGGTCGATGTCAGATGACCCGTAGTCGTTGCACCCAAAAGCTATCGTGAACCGTGACGCATCAGACACCATGAACAGCGTTTGCACGGTCGGTACATCTGTTGCTCCGGACAAGGAGGTCAGCGCTACCCCACGAGAAATCAGCCCGGTGGTGGCGTCCCAGTAGTACATCGCCCCGCCCTTGGGGCCGTAGATCAAGTCTTGACCGAAGTTCTGGTGATTCCAGATGCGGATTGGGTTGTTGGAAGATGTTCCTATGCCCCACGCGCCCGACCCCCACGGACCTGCGCCCCATCCAGACAGCGGAACAGCAATTGCAGAGCCTGCGTTTAGTTGATACGCAGCCGTGACCGTGCCACCTCCCGTGGCATTGGAAGAAGCATTGCTTGCGGCAGTGATCGTGTAGGTGTCTACATCAACGTAGGTAATCTGGTACTCGCCATTCAGCGTCAAGCCACCAACAGCAGTAGCTCCAGAATACGTGACAAATGTTCCGTCAGTAGCGCCGTGTGAAACGTCAGAAACCGTTACCGTGGCAGAGCCAGATATGGTGGTGAACGGATTGGTCAAAGTTACCGTAGAGACAACAGGCGTGATGTCGTAGTACGACCCACCATAGGCGATGTAGTACTTGGTGTTTGTACCGACGCCAAGATATGGAACGCCAGCAAGCGTAGCCCACTGCCACAGAGCGCGGCAGATGCCGTTGTAGGTCTCGCTAGAAATGCGTTGCCAACCACCGATCTTCTCGGGTGTGCCTTGACGGAAACGAATCTTGTCGCAGGAGAACCATCCGCCCTCGGTGGAGTAGCGGGTTCCTTCGCGGTTTACCCCCGACTTCAACTGAAGTTTCTTGAGTGGCATGTTTACCCCAGCAGTGCCGACTCGGCGGCTCTACGCTTGACCAGACCGGGCAGTACTTTGCCGCCACCGCGCACCCACAGGGCCAACTGCTCCTTGGCACCTTCCCAGTCCTGCTCGTCAATCTTACGCCGCAGGGTGCTGCCGCGATACCGGGCTACGCCAAGATTGTAAGCAAAGTCGGCCATAGCACCAAGGGCTTTGGGGTAAGCAATCAAGCTCGGTGAAGCCTTCAAAACCCCCGCCAGATAGTTCGTCTGCAACTCAGACAGCAACCACTCGTCCGCAATCTCCTTGGTGATCTCGGGGTGCTCCATCGTCACCTTGGTGCCGTCTGGCTTGAAGACGGTCCCATATCCAATCGTGGGGTAGCCCGCTGGGCAGATGTACGGCTTCAGCCGCAGCCCTTCGAAGGGCCGACACAGAGCAGCAGCAATGTCTACCGCCTCACTTACTGGACCGCTCATACACCCGTCCGACAAACCAGAAGGAGATGATCATGTTGAAGACGGCAAGGTCGTCTGCGCCCCACATCGTGACCAGCACCTCCTTCCAGTTGCCGTTCTGTTCTATGGCAATCAGGAAAGCAGCAATCTTCACAGAGGCGTACAGGGCCAGGAAGGAGTAGGTGACCATCGGGCGCA